CACTCCTAACTTGCCGACGCGTGGACGACTTCGACATAAGAAACGCAACGCGGTTTAAAATGTGTTGACTTTTGGCGGTGGGTGGGGTATAATGTTGTTATATTAATAAAGGGGTGTTGTAAATGAATAAAAATTTATCAAAAATAATGTATTCTATCAATAAGGCGGTTGAAGATTTGGAACTTGTAATAAGTGACATATCAATTAGAAATTTATCATATGAATATATTATAATGTTACAATTAGATAATAAATTTCATATCGGTATGCGTTTCAATTCAATGGATATTGAAAATTATAATATTCCACAATTAGCTTATGTAATGAATGATTTCATAAATATAGAATTATTAAAATTAAAGGAGGTTTAAGATGATTAAAACAATATTTAAAGCTTTTATAGGAATAAAATTATTTCAACTAATACTATCAATAGTATTATTAATATTAACATATAACATATTTCCGCAACCGTTTCATTTCATAATACAAACATTACGCAACATAAAATAAGAGGTCAAACACGACCTCTTATTTTTTATTGTTTCACGTGAAACATTATGAACTTATTAACCCCGTTGACTTAACAATTAAACCACCTTGCGAAACTTGGTAAGGAGTTGTTGCGGTAACTCCACCCTCATTTATTATTTGAATAACTCCCGCGTTTGCTTTGTAACATACTGTATTACCATTTGTAGTATCTGTTGTTATATTATAAACTATTATTTTAGAACCAATATCACTATTTATACAAATGTTTTTATTAGAAATTTTACTATCTTGAATATATACACAAGTGCTATATATAACATTTAATGCTTTTGAACTTGTGCCATTAGTCAAAGTACAATCACAATTTCGTATTCTAATAAAACCACTTTGTTGAACGTCAATATCATTGCCACCACTTGAATTATATGGTTGTAAATATCTTAGCATTAAATTATTAATACCTTTTAGAACAATAGCGCCTGTTTTTCTTGTAGTGTTACTTGTTCCATTGTGACCCTCTAATATGAAGTAATCAAATTCACTAGCCGAAATATCACTTAAATTAATATTTTCGGTAGTATCACCTAACAAACGTATTAAAACTAAACTATTAATATTTTTATCTAACCTTTTAGCACAAGATGCAAAAGTTTTTATAGCTGTTTGCACTGTTCTACCATTATTATTATCATTACCATTAGTAGGGTCAATATAGAATATTTTTGTACCAATATTATTTTCAAAGTCTATCGAAAAAGAATTATCATAAATATTATTTTTACTATTTATATATAGTTGTGGTATTGCTAAAGAGTCATATACATATGTTATTGCGTATTGTGGTTTAACATTTTGACTAATTAATAGATTATTATTAATATTAAGATAACCTAAATTGATATGGTCGTCTATTATACTAACTCCTAAACTATTAGTAGCCTTTATAGAAACATAAAAATATGAAATTGCACAATCTGAAATTTTATTATTATTAATATTAATATTGAATTTTCTATCATCAACATTACCATATGTGGGATATTGTGGTTGGTCATTATAAAAAGCAATATTAAAACCAAACTTAATACCATATTGAGCATTAGAAATTTTATTATTAGTAATCTTACAAAAACCTAATGACAAACTTAAACTAATTCCATTTATACAACCATCTATAATATTATTTTCAATATTATATGAATTTCCATATCCTGTTTCGTTAACACCTTCTGAAAAATCACCACTTATTAAATTAAATTTAACATCACTATTCAAGACTTCACTTTCTCGATATCCGTCATGGTCGATAGCTATAGCACTATTATTTAAAAAATTAGTAACATGATTTGGGAACATATCAACTCTTTCTGAATTTTTAAGTGTTATTATGTTATTATAAATTATTGAATTTTCACAATTATAATAATCATGTATTGCGTGCCATTGTGGGTTAATTATTTTATTGTACATTACTTTAGCATTATACGCGCCATGTAATGTAATGGAATCACGCCCTGTATTCTTTATAGTATTATTAATTATTTCTTTACCTTCATGTTTCGAAGTATAATAATTAAAATTCTCGTCGTACCATTTACAATCAATACCGCCCCATGATAAATCATGTACATAGCAATTTTTAGCGTAAGTATACGGAGCATTTAAACCTATGCCACTATATCCTCCGTTTTTTGTTTGGTTTGGTATTTGATTAGGTGAATAAAAAGCGCACCATTTGTCACTACCATTCATAATGAAATTATTATACACATTTCCGTTTATTTCTATATTTTCAATACCCGAATTTTCTCGATAGAATGATATTAGTGAAGGAGGTTCAACATAGTTATTATTAATAACTTTATTTAATAAACCACTATTATCTTTTAGTTTTATTATTGTATTAACTCCACCCACAAATTTTACACCTTTTTTTAATACATTAACAGCGTCAGTTATTATTATTGTACTATTAGAAGGGAAACGAACTTCGATATTTTCTTTAAAATTTCCCGCTTGAATTAAAGATTGTGTATCGTCTGTTACACCGTCACATTTAGCGCCAAAAAAAGTAATTGGATAAATAGCAATTTCAGATTTAAAAGCGTTAAAATTTTCCGCTTGTTCTTCTGTAAATGTATTGAAATTATTTGTTTGTTCTGTTTTAAATGTTTCATTATCGTCATTAATTACTCCTATTTGGTCTATTACATATTGGTGATAATCTCTTACATTTTGTTCATATATTGCAACTTGTGCGTTGTAATCCGCTGACTTAACCCAATATAAAATATTTCCGATATCAATTCCTTTTGGAACATCTTGTTTACTTGTATATGAAGCACCTTGCCATAAAACGACACTTAAACTTTCATATATAGTATTTTTTGTATTGTCCCAATCTCCGCAATGTTTAGGTATATAGCGTCGTCCTACATAAGTATTTCTTGGTAACATATTAAATCACTCCTTAATATTCTAAAATTAAATTGCCCTCTTGGTTAGTATCAAAGTTTATTTGTTCCCAATTAGAAGGGATAACAGCATAAAAATAACCATTATCATTTATACCGAACCAAACAGTTTGGGCAAGTTCGTGAACCATATTTGTTACAGTATCGTTCATTTGATTAAAAAAATCTATCTTTAACTTTTCTAAACCGATACTACCATTTGGTATAATATCACCTGTGTTGAGTAAATTTTTTAATTCATTAATTAAATTAACAACTTGATTATATTTTTCATCTGTGTAACTATTCGCATTACTTAGAACATCATTACGAATAATTATAATTTCATTTACTTTGGCTTGAATTGCCATTAACCATTTTGTAGTAGTCATAGCTTGACCCATTTCAAGGGGTATCGGATTAATATTTAAACCGTCTAATAAATTAATTTGCTGAATAGGGTTGAACATTTCTTACACCTCCTAATATATATTCATAAATAAATCTTTCAATTCCGAGATAACTTGTTCATCAATTCTGAATTGGTCGCAATAGTCTTTAAATTGTACCATAGCATGTGCAAAACTTAAATCTGACGCGCTACCGTAACTATGTTTATTATAACTTTCTGTTGTATTTGTATTTCCTGTATTTGTTGTTTTGTCTGCTCCTTCATTAGTAGTATTGCTTGTTCCATTTGCTGTTGTATTCTGTTCAATATTATCTGTTGTATTTTCTGTTCCTGTGCCTTTATTAGCACTATCAACAAATAAGTTTGACGTTAAATCATTTTCAGTCATTTCTTCACTTGGGAATTGTGACGATAAACCAAGTTGGCTGTTACTTGTTTCGGTTGTCTCGTCGCTTGTTGTAGTATTAGTGTTATTAGTTGTAGTGTTATTTGTAGAATTAGTAGTGTAATTAACTTCGCCTGTGTTAGTGTTTTCAATAGTATGTGAATATTCTTCGTATACATCTAATGTGTAAAGTGGGTTAAATTCCTTTGCTTTTGCTGAATACATAGCATTGTATTTATTACGCATTATTAAATCAAGTCTTGCATTTAATTTATATTTCCATATGTTAGGGTTAGCAAAACCAATTTCACGAAACATGAAATATTGTAAAATAGCATTATTTAAAATTGCTCTATAATCTTCATTCCATATTGCATATGTATTCAATCCAAAATCAAAACCCATTTCTTGAAGTTCAAAGACACTTATAGTATAAGTTGATATTTCACTATTCATCATCTTGACCACCTCCAAAACTTTCAAGCGCGGAATCTAATTCGCTACTAATAACAACATCAATATTTAAATTAAACTTTTCATTGATTTCTCTAACAGCTTTTTTACGTGCTTTAAACATTGAATTTTTATTTATTGTTATTTGCTCGTCATTCTGTTCCGCTTCTCCTGTTACAAGTCTTTCACGTTTTAAAACATTGACATTATTAATCCCGAAAAATGTTAAACCCTCATTTTCAGTTGCATTTTTAACGTCTTGTAACTCTTTTGTGTGGTTCTGAATCTGCAAATTAAATACATTAACTTTTACTAAGTCGCTAAAATCTTCGGTTGTGAAAATATAAGGAACACCGTCAGTTTTTTGTGACATTATTTGTTTAACTGTTTCGCGCTGTCCTTCGGGACAAGATACAATATAAGGGTTTTTAAGTTGTTCTAAGTTAACGTCGAATGTCTTTTTAATATTGCTTAAACTTTTGGCAAAAAAATTAACATTATCCACGTTACCCTCCATAAACATATCATTCCATATAACAACACATTCGGACGGTTTAACATACTCATTAATACCATTAACACTAAATGCTCGATACCCTGTTGGTTCTTCATACGCATTTAACCCGATTGGTGTTGCCTGTGTGACAACATAAAACCCTAAAGACTTCGACTTGAAGAATATCAATAAACCGTTATAAAAGAGTTTATCTTCTATAAATCTACTACTTATATTATCGGGTAAGTTGACCCACTCAAACATACTTAAAAGTAATCTTTGATATTTCTTAAAATAGAAATGATATTCTTTCAAATTTTCTTGTAATCGCCATTCAGCAAAACTTTTTAATGCTTTTCCCATCTTCTCACCTCCTACACTATAGCGTTAACTGTATCGTATTGGTACATATAACTTTCATTGTGCCAAACTGTCAAACCATTATTTAACATAGCATTGATTGCGTTTAAATCTTCGTTAGGTATGTCGCCATATGATGAACAATTAATAGTTTTTAAATAGTTCCACTTTTGACGAGTTTTAAAATTCGGTTGTTTAACTGTGTTAACTTGATAACCAAACATTTGCCAGTACATATCTATTATTCGAGCGTATTCGGGTTTTATTCCTGTTTGCTCAATAAAGAATGTTGCTGTATCTCGTGCTAAGTCTAAACCGCTTGAAGCTGTTGAACCCTTGCACGTGTTAGGTTGCACACTTGCGTCCTTAACACTTGCTACAATACTACGAATTGTATTTTGATAATTAGTTGTATTCATCAAGCTTGAATTTGATAAGTCATTTTGTGCATTTTTATTGCCTTGTATATAATCCAAATACGTGTTGGTTGCTCCCCCTATTGCGTTAGTTGTAGCACCTAAAAAATTTCCTCCCGCTAATGCTCCAATAGTTCCAAGTGTTGTATTTATAGCGCCTTTTTCTGCTCCGGTGTTAATATTATCAAGTGCATTGAAAAAGTTATTTCCCGCTACATCTGACGACGCTTTATAGGAAGTTTGAGCGTTAGCACTTTGAGCATTTAGTGTGTTAACGTGTTGTGCGTACCAATTAGCATAATTATCATTGTTCCATGAGCATAAAGGGAACTCTTGCATTGTTATAGAATCATCTATAGCAAATTCTTTACCTCCATAATGGGACGGTGTTAAAGTTATATGTGGGTTTTGTGTTAAATTCGCTTGAATATAAAATGACATTGAAACTAATTCGAATAATTCAAACTTTAATACTATATTACCACCACTTGGATTTTTAATAGTTAGAAAATTAAAAGGGTGTGTGTATAATTTGTTATTATATGGTGTGTAGCTATCACCTAAAAAACTAAAAGTTTTAACAAAATCTGAAAACTGAATTTCTTCTAAATAACTACAATTTCCAAACATTCCGACTATTGTATCACCATTTTGATAAGGTTCTGATAGTCCCGCATTTAGCAGCGCTTTTGGGAACGTAAATATAAACGCTATTGCGTCAGCTTTTCCCGCTTCCGCTAAACTTTGTATATATTCATTTAATTGCGTATAACCACCCATAGTATAATACTTTAATTCAAAACCCGAATAAGTTTTTCCAAATACTGTACCACCAATGGAACTACCATCAGTAACACCTATCAAATAACATGGTTCACCTTGTAAAATTTCGATTGGTTTTTTAACATATGTTACATAGTCACCTAGTTCAAAATCTTCGGGAATTGTATGCGCGCCAACAGTATCGTTTGTAACGTGTTCGCGTTCTATCATACAAGGCGAATAATTAACATCAAACAACCAAGTTTGGAAAACATCAATTTGAATTGTAAGTTCTGTTGTTTCTCTTGCTAAAAAGTTTTTTGCAACAATCCAAAAATAGAACGTTTTATTAGTGCCATTATAACTATTTGTGTAGTAACCATAATTACAATTTTGTAAAGTGTCAACATATCCTTTTACTTTTATTGTGGCGGTACGCGCTTGGTATTTACACTTTTCAAAAGTATGTTTTGCCTTACTTGAAAAATAACTAATTTGGTCTGCTATTGTTGGAAAATCTATTTGGTTAGTTGGTCGAATTGGTACACTACATAACGTTATACTAGATATTGCATTACTCATTATTTCACCTCCTAGCGGGATTTCTCCCGCGTATTATTAAACTTGATTACTAATTGTTATTAATTTATTTCCTGTAACATTTGTTCCGTCAGTTGAAGTTGCTGTGATAGTTACTGTTCCATTTGCTAAAGCTGTTACTAAACCACTACTTGAAACAGTTGCTTTTGTAATGTCAGATGAAGTCCAAGAAACAGTTTTATTTGTAGCTGTTGAAGGTAAAACACTTTCTGTTAGTTGTAAAGTTCCTCCGTCAGTTGTTATTGTTGAATCTCCACCAACTGTAATACTTGAAACTTTATCAAGTGACTTACCAAAAGCAACGCAATTTCCAAACAATGAAAGATATAACCATTGCCAATGTTGCAACCATATGTTCCATTGCATACTAGAACCAATATATTGATTGTCTGTTTCGAAAACATCATCAATAACGTTTATTGCTTCAACGTCACATAACACCGCGTATGTATCGAACTTTGTTGTTGGGAAATTGTCAATCTTAATTGTCATTGCTTTCAATGTTGCTAATTCCATATGGAACATTGACGCAAGAACTTCAAAATTAATTTCGTTAAATACATCAGCGCGAACCAAAAGACATTGTCTTGAAGTTTCACAAAAAGTTATACATTTAGTTTCACCCGCTGTTATTTTATCAGCATTTACTAAGTTATATCCATTAAATTCAGTATTAGCAAATGTAAAATAATCGCTTATGTTTGCCATTGCTTTTGCAAGTTCTTTCGGTTGTGTTAAATCAGCTTCAATTAATTTCATGTTTCCACCATCAATATTTTTTGCAAACATATCTTTTGTTAAGTTAAATTCGTCTATAGCGTCACCACTATATAAAGAAGCAATTATCCCATTATAGAAATTCATAAAAGCACGTTCACTTGTAAATGCTCTTATAAGTTGTTGCTTATTTATAGTTGTTGGGTAAGTTGATTGTCTATTTAAACCATAGTAACAAGCTTTACCGTCGGGTTTTGAAGTTTTAAGCAATAATGTTCCGTCGGTTGAATACCCTTGGTCTGTTGCGGGGTTAATAAAAATTTCTTCTATTGTTGACCCCATTGGTTTTCCATATCCTGTTTTTAATTTGGCAAGTGGGTTAGTGTACATTCTACTTTTCAATGAAGTGATTGCAATTTTATTAATTAAAGCTGTTACAAAATCATTCATTATGTTTTTATCTGCTGTGATAGCTTGTCCAATTTGAGATAAATTATCTCTAGTAGCTTCGGGAACTCTTGCTATATAATCATCTGTTGCATTGTCCCTTATTGTTCCTAGTATGTCTATAGCTGTTATACTCATTATTCTTTACCTCCATATTCTTCATTTATTTTCGCTTCTAAATCTGCGAAAGTTCTTTTCTTTGGCGGTTCTGTTTCGGTATTGTTATTTGATTGATTATTTATATTATTTTGGTGAAGTTCTTCCTGTGAACTATTTTGTAACCATAACTCATTATTAAGCTTTGCGTATTTATCACGCTCAATAACAGCGCTATTTTTTTCAGTTACTGCTGTGTCACGTTCTGTTAAAACGGAACTATAATCATTTTCTAATTCAACTAACAGCGCCATTCTATCAGCGTCAGTTGGAGCATTTTTAATCTTGTCCAAAATTGCTTTGTGTTCTTCTTTTTTCATTGTAAAACCTCCTTAAATTGTTTCTGTTGGATTGTCTTTTAATGCTTCTTCGATTTCGTCCTGTATGTGCGCTTTTATTTTAGCGACATTTACTGACTTTGTTTGTTGTTTTTCTTCGTCAGTTTGAAAGATATATTTCGGGTTAATATAGTTATAACATACGTTCCCACCATTGGTTAAAACTAATAAACCGTCGTTTCTTACATCTTTTATTTTATACTCTTTATTGTCAAAAGTCAACTTCTTTCCCAAAAAATTCTGTCCTATTTGTCGTTTATTATGATTAAAAGTGAATTTCATGTGTACATTGTCATTAAAGTTTAAAGCACGTAGAAACTTAATATAATCACTTGTTAATTGATTAAAATTGTATGGTGTTGTTTTTAGTTTTTTATATACTTCGCTTAAATCGTCATATTTTGTAAAATAACTTTCATATTCTTCAAAATAATCGTCACCAAATTTATCATCTGTTGGAACTCCGCCTGTTCCTCCTGTGTCAGTTCCTCCACTTCCTATTGCTCCACTTCCATAACGTAATACACAATCCCAACCATAAGTATAATTATAGTAACTACGTACATATATTTCTTTTCCTGTTTGGTCGCCTGTTTGACCTCCCCGAACTGTTCCAAGTTCATTAATTGAAGCTTGAACAATTTGACCATTACCAATATAAACACAAGTATGGTGAGTTTCATTTAAAAGAATATCTCCACGTACTAAATTACTTTCATTATTACCCCAATCAACAAGAGTAAAACCAGTATTTAAAGCGACTTGTTTCATATCTCCAGTATACGTAGCGCCATTACTTTTTAAAGGTATTCCCGCTTGTTGAAAACCGCTTATTACAAAACTTGAACAATCATAATCGGGCGACCATCTATTTTCTTGGTCATAACCATGCGTTTCGTCGTTTGCTATATTAATTAACCAAATAACAGCATTTTCAACTTTTTGCGCATTATTGTTATTTCCTCCACTTGTACCTTGGTATGTTGAATAAAAAACTTCTGCTTGTGTTTGTCGATAACTTTCATTTGCTTCTGACGCGTTTGGTCTTTCCCAACACCAACAAAAAGCAGACGCGCTTTGAGAGGGTGAATAATTTCCAGCGCTAAAATCTGAATATGTATAACCGTCTTTATTGAACCATTGTAACTCCGCTCCTGTTGTACTTAAATTTTCCCCTGTCATTTCAGACCATAAAAAATTTAATTGGTGGTCAAGGTCTGTTCCATATGCTTCTAATTGCGTACGTCTTGTAAATGACCATTGACATAAACCAAAACCAATACCGTTACCCGCTTCTATTTCTTGGTCGTCCCATGAACTTTCTTGTGATATATTACCCATAATTCCCGCTGTTGCTTTTTCGTTAAGACCTTTATTTCTCAACCAATTCCAAACATAATCTTGTAATTCTTTTGTTGTCATGCTCATTTTAATTCCTCCTATAATAAAAGCACCCTTACGAGTGCTTAAAGTTATTTATTATCTGAAACATTCAAGTGTATTCCGAAAGCTGTTAAGAGTGCGAATACTGTTGTTAAAGTGTTTTCCCAATCACCACCAATATATTTTAGCAAGTCAATTTCAAAAGCTTTTAATATAATTATTAAAGCTGAAATAACTGTAACCCACCATGTTTTACTTCTTACATTCAATTTTAAGTCTTGTATAAACTTACTCATTTATATTCTTCCTCCTTAATCTTTCTTATCCTTAATGTATCTTGTAAGTAAGATACATCATGTTTGACGTTTTTTATTTCTGTTTCATGTTGTGCTAATTGTTTTGAGTGTTCTTTTACGTCGTTCTTTGTTTCATTTGAGTTTAAAAGTAACATATCAATTTTTGTTTCCATTGAACCAAGTTTGCTGTTGTCTTTTTTTAAAATTGTATAAATACTTACTACTACCGCAATTATTGGTATTACATTGTTTGTAATACTATCCATACTATAAACCTATTAACTTTCTCCAAGTCATTTGACCGACAACACCATCACCATTTAAACTCATATTTTCTTGATATGTAATAACCGCTTGTTTTGTATATTCCCCAAAAATTCCATCTGCTGAAATTTCTAGTTGATTTTGTAACCACTTAGTAATATTTCCTTGCGCTCCTATTTTCAAAATTGGACACGCTGACAATGTGAGTTCCCCCGCAACACCATCAACTATTAATTCATTGCCGTTTTTATCTGTGAACCCTTGTACAATTAATTCATTCTGTAAAGTTGCAATGTCTTTTACGGTGGTTGTTGGTACGTCTGAAAAGGGACAGTATTTATCAATGAAAAAAAGTTCTTCATCTTCTAAAATACTTACGTCCAAATTACCTAAAGTGAAAGCATAACTTCGACAATCTTCAGAGTATTGCCAACCAACAATTTTACACCCCGATATAGTTGGTAATTCGTTCGCGCTGTAATCAGCAACCCACCAAATATTATTTTGTTTGAACTCTTGTGAGAAATGTTCTTCTATGTAACACCTACCCGAATAAATTATCATTTCTTGACCGCTTAAATTTCTAAACTCTTGTAAAAACTGTTCGCTATAAAGTTCCGCATTTATCCCCAAGCTGTCTTGTTCTACGTCCAAGCATGGTAATATTTGATAGTGCTTGTCCTTTATTCTGTCCCAAAAGTTTTGTGCTTGTGTTATTGGTGAACTTGTTGAAGTAAGATAGTGATAAAAACCAAGTGGAATTTTACCATTTAAAGCGTCGTAATAAATTTCGTGCGCTCCGTCAATATATGTCGTTCCCTCGGTTGCTTTCATTATAACACCCGATAAATTACTTTCGGGTATAGCATTAAATGATAATATTGTATTATGTTCGCTAATGTCTATAAATCTTTTACACATTTTAAACACTCCTTTATTTATTATTTAACTATATTATAGAGTATTCGCCAAAAAATAGCAACTATAAATAAAATTACACGCGAAAAAAATGTTCCACGTGGCAACCATTGTTTCACGTGGAACATTTTTCTTTGGAAGTTGACACACTTCGGTGACTAAACCGAAAAGCGCCCTCGTCAAAGGGAGTCATTCGCCATAAATTGCGTCATAGTTCCTATAAATAGAATACTATAACTATTTATATAAGTCAACACTTAATATGTCAAATATAGCGCTTTTTGCTTTCATATCGTCAAAACGTAGATAACCATTGTTAAAAGCGTCCCTAACATTCTTCCATAAGTAAGAGTAGTGATTTAACATTATTGTGTTTTGGTTATGGTCAGAAGCTTTAAAAGCAACGACTTGTTTGCATGAATTGTCGGGTTTATGAGAAATATATAAAACCCCCTCGTCAAAATACTCACGTACTCCATAAGATACCCCATCATGTACAATGGTACAAATATATTTTGCTCGTCCTTTTGGTTTTTCAATAAATATATCAGCGTCATGGAGATATACTTTTTCGGTAGAATATGACATATAATCTTGTTTTTGAAAAGCTTTAAAAAAACCATTATTTTTAATTGCGTCCGACGCTGATTTATTAAAACCAAACTCCGCTATCCAACCATGACCGCGTAAAAAGTTTGTATTATCTTTTAATCGTTTATGTATCTCAAATTGTATGAAATAAGGGTTCATTATTGTGACCATATTACCAAGCATGAACAATTTAACGTCACGTGATTGTTTCCCGCCACCTCTTGCAATAGTCAAATATATAGATTGTATTAGTTGTACTTCCTTTGGTAAGTATTTACCTTTTTCACTTTGGAACTCGTCGAATAACATATGTTCAACGTTAGCAAAAATAGGAGAATACTTTTTTAATGCGTCGGGGTTTGATAACGCAACAGCATAGCCAAAAGTTTTATCATCAAGTACCATTTCATAAAATAACCCCTTTGCATGACTTAAACCTTTCATAGTTTCACCATATTCGGGGTATAATGTTAAAACGTCTTTGAATATATCAGCACACGCATTAAGTTCGTATGAGTAACGATATATTAATACACATTGGTGACCGAACTTTTTAAAATCATTTAGGAACTTTTTTAAAAATGATGTTGTTTTTCCCGCGCTCCTATTTGTAGTTATCATGTAAATTGATGGTTGCTCTCCGTCCAAGTCTTTCATATTTAATATTTTTTGTGGGTTGTAATATTCCATTGTTGTTCACTTCCTTTATTATATTATTAAAACCCCTATGTATATAACATAGGGGTTTTGTACACTCTTGCTTAAACTAAATCTATGTAAAGAAAATCTCTACCACCATTTGACTTCTTAGACTTAACTACAACATCAATTCCCGCTTTGATTTCGTCAGCGTCGAATGAGTTTGCTATCAAAGTTAAACTATTTTCAACAGTTGGGGAAATGCTAGAAATGAACTCCCCGTCTTCTCTCTTAATTGCAGAAACTGTTTTTGTTTCAACTTCGCCCGTCTTTCCGTCAACTTCTTCTTTGTCGTAGATGATTAAACCTGTCATTTTAATGTTATCTCCAATAACGTCCTTAAACATTGTTGTTGTGTTTCCTGCTTTTACTAAGTCTTTCTTTGAATCTGTGATGTTAAATTTAATATTCATTTTACCATTCCCCCTGTTATTTATTATTTAGTTTCTGTTTGTTCTTGGTCTGCTGTTTCTTCAACAGCTTCATTTGGAAGTGTTTCGTCAACAGCTTCTTTTTCTGCTGTTTCTTCATCTTCTACAAGTACCGCGTATTTCATAAATTCGCTAACTGTCATACCGTAAGTAACTTTCTTTTCTTCAATACAATCAATAACAACTTTATCGACTTTGTATTTTTTTGCTAGTTCTTTTTCAGAAACTTTTCCTTTTTCCTCGATTGTGTCAAGTTCGGTTAATTGTAAACCGTCCATTTTATAAACTTTGTACTTTTTAGTTTCGATTACTTTTCTTGTAACCATTCTTTCTTTTGCCATTTCGTTTCACTCCTTAAATTTATGTTTTGGCTTATCTCGTCAGTTGATAAGTTGCCATCTTACCAATAAGGCACAATTAAGTGCCTTTTCGACTTATGGGAGATTAAGGGGTAAACGCTACTTATTTCTAAGCACAATATTATAATAAACCTTTTTTCGTATTAAGTCAACATTTATTTTCAATTTATTTTATAAAACTCTATTCTATTACATTATTACCATTTGCACCTATTAGCGCCCAATATTCGTTGGTAACTCCTAAAGTGTACGTTGTTTCTAATATACCAATGTTTGACGCTGTAGTGAATGTGTCGTTATTTATTGTTATCTTGTGTATTTCCTCGTCATTATACCATGAAGTTGTACGACCTATATTATGATAAGTTTTACCGATTTTAAAATTATCTATTGTTCCAACAGCTTCTGCGCCTTTTTTCTTTGACATTCCCGAAACTGTTATTTCAAACTTTTGTTTTCCTTTTTTAACTTTTTCAAAGCAATACTTTTTAGCACCAAGAGTTTTAAAACGTAAATAATTTCCGTCATTGTCCCATGTTCCAAGATAAAAGCGACTTGTTACCTCTTTATCGTCTTTTATGTCGGTACGGTCTACGTAAGCGGGTATGTCGTTTGTTTCTGCTTGTTTTATTAATTCTTGGTTCATTTGCTCGAACTCTTTTATATGTTCAGCATTTTGAAACTTAATTGAATCAGTATCAATGTAAACAACGTCACGACCTACTTTATCAAGCATTACTTGAAGTCTTTTTCTAGCATTGGCGGTAACAAATACACCCCATTGATAAGATAGAAAATTATTACGTGACTTGTAAAAAGCTTCTAACGACGCGTCAAGGTCGGGTTTTACTTCTTCCCACTCCATAGTGTTACTATCGTAAAATATTTCGCTGTGTGCAACGTCAGTAACCATCATTCCGAATGTGGAATTAAGACGGTTCTTTGACTTCATATATTCATACTCTTTACCCTCTATATCTTTTAATTGGGTTTTAGCTGTGTAGAACTCAATAAGTTTCTTTCGTAGTTCATTTGGCAATTTCCCCTTTTGTGCATAAATAGCGTCGTTAACTACAAACCCCTCGAAATCATACATACTTCGTATTATATCAAGGTCAATATTTGTTATTGTTAATCGTATATATTCAGCTTGTAGCACCCGACCATTATCATTTACTATATTACGCTTTTCATAACAATGCGCTATATCAATGTAAGGTATGACTTTGTCATATTGTAAAGACACATTAAATATTGATATATCCATTACAACACAATAGTTATTGCAATAATAATCAAGTTTAGTTTGATTATTTAATTTTACGCGGGTAAATTTCCCAATAGGAAAATCGTCTAATTCAATACAAGTTGGATAACTAGAACTTATATCAAAAGAATATACATTATTTAAAATCATGTTAGCAACAAACCTATTTGCGTGAGTGTTCCCACCTCTAAACGCACGACGTAACATAGTATATTCATGCTCGTTTAAAGCTGTTTTAACAAAGTTTGCGCGGTTCTTCTTAGTGTTCATTGTTGTTCTATATTCGCGTCTAACATAGCCTGTGTTTGTTAGTGGTAGTGTAGCAATCGTATCATTTTCAAGTAATGTGTCTATACACTCACACAACCCCCTAACGTCATTATAACAATAAGCTTCTTCTGTTTCGGTAAGTTGTGTTTGTGGTGTTCTTATTTTTCGATAGTCGTATTCATCAACCATTTTGTAATGGTAACAAAGTTCTGAATTTTCACAGAACTTGTTTAGTGTCATATTACTAAGAAAATAACTACATCTAAACTCAATACCTTGTGAGTTAATCTTCATTGGTTTGCGTTTATCTTTTGAAAACATATTATCAATTTTAATGAACTCTTTCATAAACTGAAATTCAAAAGCAAGATTGTGTATATATACAACAAGTTTTAAATTATCATTTACACGTAGTTTCTTTCGTAAGCGTTCGAGAAATATTTGATATTCTTCCCATGTACGACCGAATACAACTTTGTCGCATATACAAAATTGCCATTGATACATAAAACCATAAGGGTCAAATATATATTTATCATCTGCTTTTGGTGGTTCAATAGACGTTGTTTCTATGTCAAAACTAGCGCTTACATTGTAGTATGACATTTTTTTCTTATTACACATTGGTAAGTCAATCAATGAGTTATAAGGAAAATCGTCTATATTATATACTATTTCTTGTTTATCCCCTCTTATTGTCGGTACTGTAATAAATTTCACTTAATCACCCACTTAATGTAATAACCCGCCTTGTTGCCACTTAGCAACCTTTAAAATTTCTTGCACTTCGTCAAATGTTTTGTCTGAGTTCATAAAGTCTTGAAATTCTCGATTAATCATATCCGCGTCCATACCCGCATTTCTAGCGTCAACAAATGTTTCTATGACTTGGTTACTATCTGCATATTTACCTAAATTTTTAAATTGTTCGGAACTTAAAAAGTCGTAAAATTCCTTTTCTTTTCCTTGTGGTATGTTTATACCTTTTTCCCTAAATCGGTTTAATCTGTCAATAGCTATTTGTTTATATCCCTCGGGTGTTGCTGTTTTAGAATGTAAAAAGTTGCTTACGTTCTGAATATGTATAATTGCGTCTTTTATGTTTTTGTATTTACCGCCTTGATAAAAGCGGTTGTTTGGTCGTCCCTTTGCTTTATTGTAATGGTCTGCTACTTCATAAGCGAATTTTGTTAAATGTTCTTTTTCTAATCGTCTTAGTTGTTTATTAGCTTGTTTTGACGCTTCCTGTGTTGCGTATATTATTTCCTTATCTGACATTCCTTTTACTGTTTCATGGTCAAATTGACCTTTTTGTATGAGGTCTTTGACTTTGTTTTGTACTTCGTTTTTAACTCCGCCTAATGTTGATTTTTTATCATTTAAGAAGTTGGTTAGTGCTGAATACGCTTCTTGTATATCTGCTTTTGTTTTATATTGTTTTGTACCTTCTGAAAATCTGTTCTTTATTCTTCCTTGTGAAAAGTTATAGTCTTGTGCTTGAAAATATGATTGTGTTTGTATTCCTGTTTCTTCTAAAAGTGACGCTCTTACGTTTGCACGTTTTGCCATTTTCTTTAGTTCTTTTGCTTGTTGTTCTTGTGATAGTGCGTTAAATTGTCGCTTGTTGAGTGTTTTTTTCGCTTTCATTATCCCTCACCCCTCTAATTTTATCATTATGTTAATTATATAGCATTATTTGACAAAGGACAAGCTTTTCAAGGTGTAATTTGTTGTAGTTGGTAAATGTTTCACGTGAAACAATAAAAGAGGTCGATTGACCTCTTAAAGTGTTATAATAAATCACTATTGGTATTTATTAATTGATTTTGTAATCTAATATATTTTGCTTTTTCATCTAGTAAAGGTTGTTTCATAAGTTTTTTGAAATTCTGCGCCTAAATCAGTATTTTCTCTTAATACATATAAAGCATTGTCTATTTTATCAAGCTTTAATTTAAAAACCTCTCTTAACATTTCTTGTTCTTCTCTATTCATTTTCATTATTAACACTCCTTTGCTTCATTGATAGTTATATATCTATTGTCATTTTGATTGTAGTATATTATAATTTTGGTTAAGTTGTCGATTGACTTGAATGTTAAACGGAAGTTTGGTTCATCTGAAATTAAGTATAAACCATGACGCATACAATACATTATTACGCTATCTTTTGTGACGTTTTTTCCTAATGTGTTTAGTGTTTTTAATAAACTTTTTGTTTTCATTTCATACCTCCTACAATTTTATTATTCCTAAACCATTTGATAGTAAAATTTGTTTTTTACCTTTTGCGTTCGTTATTTCTTGCGCGCCTTGAAGCAATAGAAGCTTATACATTTTCTTATGTTGTATTTCGGTTAAGTTTATCCAAAACCAACCCGCGCAATTTAACATATCGTCGTTTACAACATTGACACCCTTTGCGTATTGAAATATTTTATTGAACTCATTTGTTTTCATAAAATCACCCCTTTATTAATATAACAACATTATACCCCACCCACCGCCAAAAGTCAACACATTTTAAACCGCGTTGCGTTTCTTATGTCGAAGTCGTCCACGCG